ATCTTCTACGTTCGGATTGATAAGCCACACTGCATTCTCACGGCATGCTGGCAATAGCCGCCGATGCATCGTAACAACATCATCCCATTCAACTGCTGTTGCCGTTGTCCTGCTCTCCTGCACTAAACACGGTGAATTGAGTATCCCTTGTGGCATACCCGCGCCCGTGCCGTTGATAATTGCATCGGTAAGTTTAAACAACATTTCCGATTTGAAAGCCGCCGTGACGTAACTTCCGAGCAGTTCAGCATCTTCCATCAGTTCATCGGTGAGGTAAACAAGCCCTATCAATTTATGAAGCTTCAATTCTAGCTGTCCAAATTTCGGTTTTGACTTCGTTTTCTCAGAAGCCTCCATCTCCCAGTACATCTGCACACCGCCCCAGCGAGAGCCATTAGCCCTTGAGCTTTCGTCAATGCTGGGAACTTTAGCGATATTGCTGCCTTTCTTAATTCGTAATTTAGTAATCTTTGAGGGTATCAAACCTTCATCCCATACCGGCACCATCAGTTTGTTTATAAAATCCTCCTGAACGAGCCAGCCACCCTCGGAAGGCGCAGCCTCATTTAACCCCTGAATGCCAGCCCGAGCTTCTTTACCGTAGGGATAATAGAGCCTTTCATCGACCTCCTTGCCCTTACTCATATCAGTGCGGATTACAGCCTGAAGCTGCTCCCCGAAACTGCGAAATCCTTGTTTTTCATTATTTTCACTCACGTTTATTCTCCTCCCCTCCCCTGCGCCTATGGCGGCGAGTATCGGGTTTCTTGTCGTTTTTCTTATCCAACATTTCCAAACATTTGAGGCATGTAACCTCTTCCAGCCAGTCAGCTAACCGCGCTTCACATTCACCACACAAAGTCTTTCCGAACACAAATTGCTCGCCCTTAACTATTTTTCCTGTCTCTGTTGAACTTTCGGGCACATGCACAACTAATGTCATGCCTTTAAGTCTTGTCGATGCCACTGCTCCCCCGGAGCTTCTGCCCTCTCTTCAGGGCTTTTTCTTTTTCTGCTTTGGCGGTTTCTTGCCCGCCCAGCTCGTTTTCCATTCTGCTCGTTCGGAAATGACTATCGTTTCCCCGTTGTCCCGCTCTATTTCCATCGGCATGGTGCATCTAATCCCGTGAAAACTTATGCGCCCAGTATGATTCTTCAGTGATCGGCAAGGTGGCAAGGTGGCCTATCTTGATGTCACAATCCACGAATATCCTGAATCCAGCCGCCTTCATTTTTGTGCAAAAGAAAATGTCCTCTCCAATCGGCGGGCCCTCTTCAAGTTTGAATTCAAACCATGGAAAGGGGATTTTCTCGAACACCCGCATATTGTAGAGAATTGAGCCGCATCCAGTAGCATCCACCTCAACTAATCCACCCTTTTTCCACTCATCATCAGGTACATTTTTAAGGGCAGGATGTTCTCCACGAAACATGATGGGGTCATAGGGTGGGTAGCGTCGGTGCGTCTTAGCAGTCACTGCATCAAGATCGCCTTCAATAGATCGTTCAAGAAGCCTCGTAAGCGTCTTCTGCGGATATATCTGATCGGTATCGGCCATCCAAAGGTGGGTACATTTCTGATTGCTTGCCGCCCTTACCAGATGATTTCTCAAAACATCAGTCGGCCCGCATACCGAGGGTATCAGATAAGATATGTCTATGTTACGTTCGAGCAGGAAAAAGGAATGCACAAACTCTGACAGGTAATAGCGGTCAGTGTGCGGCATCCCAAGGCCAAGTTTCACATCGTCTAATTTCACAACGCCTCCTTTGAGGTATGGGTGGGGGCCGAAACCCCCACCCGGTTAAGGTTAAGTCATTTGAGTCCCCAATACGCTCCGCTTGTGCCGCAATCCATGAAGGATTGCCACATATGCACCATGCATACTAATACCGGGAGCTACAATACCAGTACCAGATAGGCCACTGGTAAGAGCATGGTGGGAAACAAGTAATTGCACATATTCCCAGCCGCCTGTGCTGACTTCTGCTAAATTAGCTGCATCCACTTCAAGTTCGTAAACCCGGTTTGAGGTTCCGCCGAAGCTGATTGAGTATGCTTCGCCGACGATTCCTTGGGTATCGGAAGCCGAAATAACCCTATACCGAAACGAAATTTTCTGTGTCGTACAGCCACCAGCAGACGTAAAGCAAGCGGCAACCCATGCGGTAGATCCAGAGGTACTAGAATTCTCATGATCATTCACAATGATTAGGAACGTAGCCCCCTGGGCACCCCTCAAAGCAATGTGATCGCTATGAGGATTATCCCTAACCATCGTCGAGCAGTCAGGAACCCTCGTGGCAGGCATGAAATGACAGACATGCTGGTTTTCAATTCCTATTTGTGAAGCCATTTAATCACCTCCCAGCACGATTAAGTCATTTGTGTGCCAAGTACCGCCCTCTTGTGCCTCAAGCCCTGCAATATGGCCACATAAGCACCATGCCCACTCACGCAGGCAGCAAAGTTAGAAGCAAGCAGCTGAACGTATTCCCAGCCACCCGTGCTCACCTCTGCCAGAGTTGCAGCATCAACCTCGATTTCAAGGATACGATTTGACGTACCCCCGAAACTCACCGAGTATGCCTCACCGACGGTTCCCTGGGTATCAGAAGCCGAAATAACCCTGTATCTAAAGGAAACCTTCTGCGTAGTGCAGCCGCCAGCCGAGGTAAAGCATCCAGCTACCCACACGGTAGCGTCTTGTGCGCCGATACCACCGTCCTCACTATCATTAAGGATAATAAGGAAAATGGCACGCTGGGCACCCCTCAAAGCAATATGATCGCTATGAGGGCTCCCAGTCCATATGGCACGACATGTCGGTACTCTGGCAGCAGGCATAAAGTGACACACATGCTGATTTTCAATTCCAATCTGTGAAGCCATTTTTATCTCCTATGGCTAAATGTTAATGATCACGTTCCGTTACGAACCGGCATTCAAGCAGATAAAGGGCGATGCATATTTGCTGCCCTTGTAAGGCGTCAAGTAACTGCACCATGCACAGTCACCGTCTACCCTGTAGACAAACCTGAATACCTGCTCATCATAAATAAACCGGACGTGAATCGAGCGGTCAGACCTAATACCACCCTTCTCGATGAGGATATACTGGCTGAGGTCAACCAGCATAATATCTCCCGCATCTCCGATTGCCGAGCATTGCTCAAGAACGATAACCGGACGCCCCATTAATGTGCTATAGGGCTGGCCAGCGATGCCATTAGGCGGGAGATAAACCGGATAACAGTCAGAGGTGCAATTGACCCTCATCCTGTTAAGCACCGGCTCTACATCACGGTTAATCAACCATACGGATTTCCCGCGAGACGGCCCCCACATATGGGACCACATATTGGTTATGTCCTGATAAGTAATGGTCTCAGCGGTTTCCCTGGTGAAGCAATACTTTGAGGGGCACTCAAGAAGTCCCCTTGGCATACCGGCACCAGTTCCCCTGATGATTGCGTCATCCAGCATGAAACCGAACTCCTCGGTAAACCCTTGAGAAATGATACCCTCAAGAGCAGCCGCATCCTCAAGAATCTCATCCGTCGCGTAGCACAGGCCAATCAGCTTATTAAGGCTGAGTTCGATCTGGCAGAACTTCGGTTTGGACTTGGTTTTCTCGGATGCCTCGGCAATCCAGTAAGCCTGAATGCCTCCCCAGCGGGAACCAGTCGCCCGGCTGGACTCGTCAATCGAGTTGATCTTGAGCCCATTTTTCCCTGCACCGATGGTAAACTTGGTGCAGTATTTAGGGAGAATTGCCGTTTCATGAGTTCTCTTTAGTAAGTCGGTGACAAACTCCTGCTGAACAAGCCAGCCACCTTCGGACGGTGAGTTTTCCTCAAGCCCGTAGGCGCGATTGACCAAATGCAATCTCGGGTCAATCTGCTCACCCGGCATACCAGCCCGCGCAATAGCTGCCAGCTGTGCACCAAATGAGGGGAATTTGTCGGCATCAGTCTTGAACGGAGGGGTAAAACCGCCACCCCTGTTATCGTCACTATCGATAGAGGCTTTCTTCACCTCTTTTGCCGTATCGGGATCGGCTGAAGTTGACATTCTCTGGTGAGCCTCTTCGGTCCGCTTCGCAAGCTCAAGGTCGTCTTCCAGCTTCTCAAACCGATCAAGCAATTGTGCGGAAGTCTTGGATTCCTCATCGGTCATTTCCCGATTCTCGGCACCACACTGGCTTTTGATGCCTCCGAGACGTGTGAGGATTTGATCCATCTCCGCTTTCATTTCAACTATGGTCAACATTTTATTGTCTCCTCTGTCTGTGGTTTCGGTGCCACTCAAGCACCTTTTCGGGGGTCTCATGTTTGTCATATTGGGCATCAGCCATATGACTGCCCCCACCATTTTCAACGTCATCGGACGGTAAAATTTCCTTTGCCAATTCAAGTGACCGCAAGGCCACCTGAGTATCTGGGTAAGCCGGAAAGGTCACCGGGCTTACATCAAAAATTCTCCCCACCTCAACTACGGTGCGGAGAGGTAATTCATTACTATTCGCTACGTGTTCCCAAGCATCACGCTTAACGGTAAAGCCAAAGGATTGTTGTGTAATGTCTCGCCTCTCTATCGGGGCAAGCACCATATCTCTGATAAGTTGTGTGTCTGGCGGAACAACTTCCATCCACAACCCCTTATCATCCTCTTTGAGCTTCAGGGTGCCCGCACTCTCGCGGCCAAGAACATAATTCACGTCATGGTTGAACAATGCCCGTGCATCCGAGTTTTTGAGTGCATTTTTGAATGCTCCCGGTGCAAGTTTCTCCCTGAACATGCCAGCAATTTCTTCAGATAGGCTATTAAACACAGCTGCATATCCGACAATCTTAGGTTGCGCCCCTTGTTCACGGACAACTCTTAACTCAACATCACTAGCTGAGTAGACACGTTCCTCTTTCCCGCCCTCTTCAAATGCCTTCAATTCGGCAGGTTCAAGTTCAGCATCCCTCAAGTGAGAGGCTAAGTGGCTCCACACACCCTTTCGGTCAGCATCGGGGATAATAGTTCCACCACGGGCACCATTGAGAACTGCAATACCTGTTTGACATCCCCTGATATTAGCTGCCCCCGGTGTGCCGTCTGCACTCACCTCATGGTGGATGAATTTATAAGCGTTCTTTTTGGTCTGGTCTTTGTCGGGATCTAGCCAGGCAAAAGCCTTACTGTAATAGGCTAGATTTTGGTCGCCCTTGAGTTTCGCTTCATTCGCCGGACCATCCCATGTCTTTGTCGTTGTTGCTGTCTTATGGCTTTTTATAGCCGCCCTGCTTTCCATTCGTTCTCCCCCGCTTGCGGGTGTAAATGTGCCGTCATGGTCTTTGCAATGAGTACGCGCTTCGCCTTCATCCCATGCATCGCTTTTGTACCTGTAGGCTTGTTCAGTCATTTTGGTGCGATTCTTCAGCTTGCCCATAATGATTGAATATTCTTTGCCCTCATGTTCGCGTGTGGTAGGCTTGAAGGACCCAGCTCGAAATGCATCGGGGTTTCTCAAGCGGCATTCATGCTCACTTTCCGTGCGCTGCTCATAACTTTCATCACCACGGCTTTCATCCCATTGCATATTGCAAACGGCATAACGCTGTTTCTCGTCCGGATATTCCTTAACCATCAGGTCATCACCCATGCAGCGTTGCAGAAATTTCTCCTTATTCTCGCCCTCTTTTGGCTTTGGTAATGGCAATCGGATCACCTCCAGTCTCTTCAATGCAGGAAACCGGAGTGCCGGTCCCTGGAACTTCAGAAACCCTTTGCCTCTGTACTGTCCTTGCAAGGGTTTCCCTGAGTTTTTCGTTTTCGATTTTGAGTGCTTCGTTGTCCCGAATCAGATTTTCTTTCTCGCGGTCCTTACGTTCTTTTTTTTCTGGTTGCTCTTTTATCGCCTCTTCTGTTTTAGTTTCTGCTCCAGTTAATTCAGGTACGAAGACTTTGCTTTCAAGCTCATACGCAACTTCCAAGTCATCTGACTTGTTTTTCTTGTTTCCCTTCATGATTTTTCCTTTCAAAATAAAAAAGCGGTTGCTAAGGAATCTTTGGTCCCCCAACAACCGCTTAAAATGGTTTCCGGTTTGCGCTTACCGGAAAGGTATGTTAATTATTCGCTAGGCTATTCTTTCTCCTCTATGGGTTCAAAAAGTATGTCATTGTCCTGGTCTGGGTGCTTTTTCAAGTGCTTATCATTCCCATAAGCTATGTCTTCAGGAATGCCTTTTGGGAAGGCAGTGCAGATATTCCTCTCGGTACTTTCAGTTTTACCAAGCCATTTCACACTCTGATAATGTTTACATTTTTTTTTATAGCAATTTGGTTCTAACAACATTAAAGCCTCAACATTAAAACCTATCCTTGAAAAACTTCTCAATTACATCTGGTAACTTTTCCGCTGCATCCTTATATAGCGGTGATGTATAAGCAGCAAAACATTCTGCAAAGGCTTCTTCAGCACTGGCTGCTGCGTATTTAGATATTTCATTTTCTATGGCTACATTAGATAACACATTTTCCCAACTTTTTGATGATATATTTCTATAAATATGATGTCCATATTCATGCCTTAATAGCGTTCCAACATCATTTCCAATGCTAAATGATCCAATTTTCAATATAGGTTTTCTAGAACGCTCCAATAAACAAATATTAATTTTACCTATATCGAACCCTTCGCCCAAATAAGTCCCTATATTGCCACCCGGAAGTATAACCTTATTAAATAAACCAATTGTTGGATGCCTATTAATCTTTACAATATTGCTTAATTTCGCAATTTCGCCACCGACAAAATTGATATCTTTAACCTTATCTGCATTTTTGATATATTCATACAAGCTAATCTTATCAATACCAAATTTCTCTTTCAATTGTGCTATAGCATCATCAATCGTCGTCGCTGGCTTCCAAGCAACCGCCCTTTCTTCCACTGGTTCGATACGGCACCGGCAGCCCTTATGGACAGGCGGATTAAATTTCGCCCCAAAGGACTTTAAAGCCATATACCCCGTTGCCCGTTGTTCCTGTTCCGTGTTCAGGACAAACCCAGGATATGCTTCATCCTCAAACCCATCATACAATATTTCTGAAAACTCTTCAATCATTCCTTTTTCTCATAGGGAGCATATAGTGTCTCGCCATCTTCAAGAAATGGTTGCCTGATTCCAACAGTCTTCCCGTTTAATTGAGCACAAAATGGGCAGGGCTTAGAACTTGTCACCCGCCATTTCAGCTTTGTTACCCCTGATGTGCGCCACGTTTCCCGGGCAATAGCGTTTGATTGTCTTATTGATTCATCTTCAGCTATGGTTTTCGCCCGTTTTATCTTCCACTCATTGATTCTTTTCCATACTTCCAGGGATGGTAGGTTAGTGACTTGCTGCATTGCCCTTAGACTAACCGCTTCTTTTACCTTACCTGCCTTTGGCTTCCCTGCCTCGCGCACTATTTTCTCTAATTGCCTTTTAGAAGAGGATGCG